GATTTAAACCCTGGTTTTCTTCATCTTTTTGAAGGAGATTTTTTAGGGTTTTAAATCCCTTTCTCAGTTGGGTGTTCGCACTCGATTGTTTGAGACCTTCGGGCGGCCTACGTCACTACCCATTCGGGTAGGTACAGGTTTCTGATCTCTTGAACTTTTGAGTGCGTTCCATCAACCCGAGAAACTGGGGACTTGACCCGGATCCTGATGCGTGGCGGTAAAGACCGAAGCAGGATTCGGACCCCAAGGCCCTGAGGGAGTGGTAGGGAAGAGGTCCGGTGCTCTAAATAAAACCCTACGCTCAACACCCCTCAGGGTGACGAGCACTGAGCCATGGCGCAAAAAACCATGGCAACAAAAGCCGAGTTAGATCCACCCGTGGGATCGGGCGAGGGGGCTCAAACCCTCGCTATGCAAGCGGGAGCTATGTTAGGTCCTTCCTCCGAGGGGCCGAGCCCGGCAGCTCAAAGCCAGGGCCAGCAATCGGGGGCGCATTTCGAGGCGTCAACCTGTTCGCCGACAGACCGTACTAATAGTCTGTCACCCGGGCACCCACTACTCCCCCGCGGTGTCCCGGTGCCGGCCGGTGGAATTCAACCCCACCTGGCCTTCATGCCCCACCATGCGGAGCGGCCCCAAGAGGTGGTCCGCATCAGGCGGCGGCATGGGCGATCCCTGAGTCCTCCATCCTCTGGAAGGTTCGGGGGGGAGCCCGCACCTGGGCCGTCACCCCGCGCCCCGCAGGGCACGGCCCCAAGGCGAGGCCCCAAGAGCAGGGCCCACTATGCGGCACGGCCGCAAGGTTCCCCTTCCCGAGAGGGAGGGGAGGGAGGGGTCGACGCCTCTGTCGTGGGCGTGGGCCAGATTCGCGCCGATACGGTGAACGGCGCGCGGGCAAACCTCCTCCCCCCAGAGGACGTGCCCAGGAATGAAGCATCACCGGTCCTAACCCCCCTACACGAGTCTCCCCCCAGAACACCCTCCCCTCCAGTCCTATCGGAATCCCAACAGTACGCCATCCATGAGGGATTCGTTTGGGTGAGAGACCTCTCTCCCAGTTCCGGATCTGATTCCGACGTGTTGTTGGTCAGCGAGAGCGATCTCCCGAAGTACGAGGGGGAGCTGAGGTCACGCTTGGAGCAGGCATGTAGGGTGGCCACCATATACCGACGCAATGTGTTGGGTATGACAGAAGAGAGTGAGCGCCAGAAAATAGACATCCCCTATTTACCTTGCCCCCATGGCAGAGTGGCCTTGCCGCTTCACAGTGAGGGTCAAGAAGAACTCCCCCCCTGCGCGCCCTCTTCCCCCCCTGCACCATCGTCCTCTGATTCAGAAAACTCCTCGGAGGAGGAGAGAAGATCTGCCCGTTCGGCGAGGAGGTTGAACCCCTCAACCCCAAGGTCAGGTCTTATTGACCAACGGTACACTGTAAAATTCGGGGACCATTCCATCCACACGTCTGACGTGTCTCCGGATCCTATTTATTCGATCCGCACTATAGATGGAGTCTCCGACTTCTTTTCGAGGGGGTTGCAGTTTGTAGAGACGATGTACGACTCATTTGACGTGGATGCCCACAGCATAAGGGTCACTTCCCAACTGGTGTGTGCGGACCAGCCCCTCTGTGTCTCACAGGCCTTCCCTGTGCGTGGAGAGGCGTTTCATAGCCACAATAGGAACTTCACAATCGCAGACACCACTATGGCTGTTGTCAATTTCGGACCGACAAGGGTCAAGGGCAGAATAGACGATGCCCTCCTCACTCCATATATGATAGGGGGGGTACCAAACTCCCGGTCTGTGTCTTCAGCCATCACTCCCGAATTAAGACCTGCCAACCGCAATCTCATACTTGAGAGTGCCAGTGTCATGCAGTCCAATTTGACCTACTATGACAACAGCATGTTGTATGCGAAGCTGATATGGAATGCGTTACTCATAGACGTGTACGCCCACGTCGGATTGGTTCCGGCAGTCATACCCTTCGAGGCGGAGCGGTCCGTTTCTTGGATCAACTTAGATGATGCCAATTTGGCCGTTCCCGCCCTGACGGTCGAGTTCGCTAAGGGCAGCATCATGTTGCTCCAGGATCGGGATTTCACGACCGCCGAACTTCAGGAAGTCCAGTGGCTGTCCGTGTTTGGACGCCGCTTCCTCGCCCCGGCCAATGGGCCAACCCCGGTGAGCAGTTATGTTAATTGGCCGAGGGTGCCTATCTGCCTACTGGCTCATGGGGCCCAACCCGCGGCCCTGCCCGCTTGTGCCATGTTGACATCTGCCAGGCTGCTGTCTTTCTGCGCCAAGCTGGCTGCGTCCCGCGGGGAGTGGGAGGATTGTCTCAAAGGCGCTTACTTGGCAATGGACGTGCTTGGGACAGACTACAACATCACCGACAATCACGCCTACCCGATGAACGTTTTCCTAGGGCTGGAAAACTTGAGGGTGCCAGCCCCCAGCGATTACAATTTTTTCTGTAGGTTGCTAGGGCTTTGCCCACCCGCTGATGTGGCTCGTAGGGATGAATTCTTCTCCCTGATGGCTGCTAGCAGCGCTAATAGAGTGCGGGGGGTTAGTCTGTATGTCGCTAGCATGCGGACATTTTCTACAACCACACTGCACTCCCTCAGTATAGGAACCGGAAATCTGGTGGACTGGTGCACAGGGGCGATCCCCCAGGGGGGTGTGAACATGGTGCTGCAATCCGGGATTGTTAACCCACAAGGAGATTACAATACGGAATCTGCCATGTTTGAAAAACCCAAGGCAGCCTTCGAGCGGTTCCTGGGGTTCCGCATTGAGAAGGGGTTTTACGCCGGCAGCAACTGGATGCCGGCTTGTGGTTCCCTAGCTGCGGCTCTGTCGTACTACAGCCCACTCATCTCTGAGGCCGACGCGCCTCCTAGGAAGCATAGTTGTCTGGCCATAGACGATTTCCTTCTTATGCGGCCACAGGAGTGGGGAGTGTTGGGGGGCACCACCCAAATAGATTTCCACCAAGACCTGGTAGCCTTTTCAACCCCCGAGAATCGTGGTGTGTTTTCAGATCGCGGGGATGCTACGTACAGGCAACGGCTGACTAGCCCTACCCCGTACTTATTTGTGCCGTATGGCATCCAGCTCCTGAATGCCGTGTGCCAACACTTTGAGGTTGCTGAGCACGTGCCGTACTACCGCGGCGCTGTGTACAATGGTGGAGCAGAATCCAGTTTTTCAACAACTCCGGCACGTTTCCCAAGCTCAGCATGGATCGAAGATCTGTCCATGTTCGAGCCATGCGCCCTCACGAGCTTTAGCTGGATAGATCACACAGTGAGGGCCCCTTGCATGGTAGGCGCTGTCAGGATGACAGCCTCTATGCTCCGAGCTCTACAAATGTGGAGGGGAGCTACGATCCCTAAGACCGGTTGCCCCCTAGCCAGGATCCCCGGTTTTGCATTACAGGGGCTTGCCCCCCCGCCTTTCGCCGGCATGGGCGGTCTCGGGGCTATTGGCGGTGTGGTAGGAGGAGGAGCAGCGGATGGTGCGGACACGCCAAACCAGCCGTCGGGAAACGGGTAGAACTGACCACCGTCGGGAGGGATGTGGGTTCAGTTTGGAGTTGCCCTCCCAAGCTGAATCCGTACCCGGATTACACCCTCGGTCGCGGGGACAACGTTATTAGGATCAAGGACAGATTAAGTAGCTTTATAATTAGCGACATCCTCAACTGCGCGATGCGAGCACATGGGGTGGGTAGCTCTCGCGTGGTAGTTGAGGTTAAGCACCACCCGTACAACATGGACCACCCATATGACGTCATAATGACCGCTACCCCTGATGTGAGGGGACAAGACTGCCTGGTAAAGTGCCAGAATGCCGTGCTAACCGCTATACGGAAGGCCACTAATAGCGCACACTTGCAGACATGTGTCGAGGATGAAGTATTGGACTACATGTTCCCGGATTACAACAGGTGTGTGACTAGGCCTTCTATTGCAAGAGCCTATGCCGGGTCAGTGGCCAAAGTGCTTACAGATATAGAAGACAACCCTGCGGATAAGAAGCCTACCATTAGTTTGGCCTTAGCCGCCATCTTGGCTCCTGAGTTCCATGGGGGAATTGGCGTGTACATCAATCACATGACCACGCTATGCGGCAATTGGACCGGCCTAGTCAAAGCGGTGGACCTGCTACACGCGCGCGCAATCATGCAGCATCACTTCCAGGATGCAGGCAAGGGTGGGGCTGAAGACAGCGCTGGTATCGGGTTGGCAGGCTTGGTTCGTGAATTGTTTTTGGTATATTCTGGATGCGGACAAACTGGATTCTTCTGGCCTGACGTGGGTCAGGATGCGACGTCCTTGGAGGAGATTCGGACCATGCTCTCAATACGGATAAAACTCTCCGATAGGTGGGCGGATCTCTTGGCGCCGGTGATATGGGCAATCATGCTGTCTTCACGAAGAGGGGGGGGAGATGCCGTCAAGGCGGAGTTCCCTCATCTGGCCTCGCTATTAAATAAAGCCTCAGAAGTGATGAAGAGGTTAGGGCCCTTCGAGCTAATGGTCAAGTTAGGGAGTGACCTACACGAGCGTGACATGGTTGCTGATCCTGCTAGCTTCGATTATGCCTGCAGGGTGAGGCGCCATGTTAGTTGGGTATGTGTCAACATTAAGGCTGCTCCCACCAGAGCTCAGGCCAAGTCGATACATAAGTTATTCCCGCCCACTAGTGCTACGGACGCCAGGCACGCGACGACGAGGCCCGATGCCTTATTGTGGCACTATATCAGCGGTCCTACCTGTTATCAGGATCTGGATCCGAATATGAGGAGTGTGGCATCCATCCAGGCGAGAGTGAGCGCGGCGAAGACGTTGTTCCGACACATACCGGTTGGCACCAACGGAACTTTGGTGTCTATGATGCTTTTGTCTGCCCTATGCACTAGCAATGGCGACGTAGTTATGAACAACTATATCGTAAATAACGCGCTGGTCAGGTCCGGCAACAGCCAGAAGAAGCTCCTCAAAGCGTGTAGTACATTCATTAGAAAGAGCTCATGCGACCTAACCCAGACTAAGGTTCGGGCGGAGGACGTGGCCGTGCTAACATACTTTGATTTAGGATTCGGCAGGTCCATGAATCGTTCCGACTGGCAAGAGGAAATCGATAACCGTGGGTTCAGGAAACATCACATCCAGCACCCACGGGCGCCAAACGTGTCCAAGGCCCTAGTGAGTGAGCTTAAAACGGTCGCATTCGGCGACAACACGCTGCCTGACCCCAAGTTCGAGCAGGCGATAAGGGCTAAGTTAGCTGGTTATTGTCGAAAATTAGTACTAGGGAAGAAGACCAAAGAGACAATGGCCCGCTTTTATAGGCGAAGGAACGATTGGATGGCATCTGGCTCCTCTGGGGGGTACAAGAGTAAGACCATGGGAGAGCTAATTAATGGAGAGGGCGCCGGCCCTATTTCAGTCGACAAGCGCGTGTGGGCAGAGGAGCATGATTTTAAACACATACTAAGATATATGAGATCTGCCCCCAAAGAGCTTGCCAGGGCCAGTGAAAAGTATGAGAACGGCAAGAGCCGGGCAATCTATGGTGTAGCACCCGAGCACTACGTCATCAACACCTATGTCACTCAAGGCATGGAGGAAAGGTTACATAACATTCCAGGCTTGGAAAAGGGAGCCACTGGCGTCACGGAGTTGGGATATATCAAAAAGAGATGTAATATAACGGCTAACGCGAGGAAAGAGTGTACTATGCTCGACTACGCTGATTTCAACGTTCAGCATTCGCTCAGCTGCCAATACATCTTATTTGATGAGATGTTGAAAGCAGGGGTGGAGGTGGGAGCATGCCCAGACTGGGTTAAGGCCTGTTCCTGGTTGCGTGACGCGAAGTTGAATCAGGAATCCTATTTCCCTGGCAAGTCCCGGCCCGTCAAGATCACTCAGGGAATGTTCTCCGGAACCCGATCCACTGACCTGATCAACACCCTGTTGAACCTGGCTTACTACGAGGTGGCCGCCGATGCTGTTAGTAGCTATGGGTACTCATCCCAGGACGTGTACCATGTGCACCAAGGCGATGACGTGTGGCTCAGCTCTGATAACGCAGCTTGGGCGGCAACCCTATATTACGTAATGAATGCACAAGGGTTCATCTTCCAGGACAGCAAGCAGATGTTCGGTCCTTCAAGGGGCGAGTATTTGCGCGTGCTCTACCACTCGGAAGGGGCGGTTGGGTACCTAGCCAGAAGCTTGGCTAATTACCTCCAAAGGCCAATTCAGAATAAGACCGATATTGGGGGGCAGGCTTGGATGGAATCAATATCGGACACCTGCCGGGTGATGCAGCGTCGCGGCCTCAGTATCTATGGGGCATCAGTGGTGTGGCAAGACGTGTTGGGGGCAAAGGGCACCGTCCACCTACACGAACGCGACCGCGCCAAGATAAAACTGCCATTGAGCTACATAGTAGCGCCGCGGGAAGCAGGAGGGATGGGGTGCCCACCGCCCGGCCACCTAGTCCAGGCCTCGCTCCTGCCGCCGGCTCCCACAGATCAACTATCTTGGAAGGCGGATTGGTCCGCACTGCCCCACAGAATGGCTGACGATTGGATCGAGCATGTAAGTAGTATTGCACATTCCTTGCACAAGGTCAGCATAAATGCTCCCGCTCTGCGTGAGAATATCAAACATACTACTCATGAACCGATACTAGCCTCCCACGGACTGGCCAGACACAATAAGAAGTGGAAAGAACAGTGGTCATCCTACCGCAAGACTCTGGCATCCCCAAACAATGTGGTGACCTATTCACCCACCCCTAATCTCCAGAGCATGCGTTCTAGCCTCTCGACAGTTATACCAAAGAAAGGCAACCTCATTGCAGGGGGCAGCCTGGATTACATAACTAAGCCAATAGATTGTAATACCAATTCACCTGGCAGTGCCGGCCTTCTGCTCAACTTCTCTGAGACCATCAACAAATATGTAACTCAGAGTACCTTTAAGAGCACCAGTCGCACGTCAATAGCACTTGGGCTAAGTAAGACCGCGGCCATGACCTTCATACTACGAGAGGCCGTGGAATACTCACGAGCCAATGCTGACCTAGTCAGCTTAGCTACACAGCTAATAAAATACGGCAAGGCAGATTGGCTCGACTTACTGCTGGCAGGAGGAAGCTCCATCCTCACTCCCCTAGCCCAGTTTATGGACGGTAAGTTTGTTAACGTGTTCGGTTCGCTATTACACCAGATCCTCATTTCAGCCAGTGTCGGCAAGGAAATAGGTTCTGTGTATGAGGTGATGGCCACACACAACAACTACATAAACAAATACGTGCAGGCGCTCAGCGATTGCCGCTACGCGCCGCAAACCATGCTTTATTAGTAAACCCCCCCAAGGGTTTATATGTACCTACCCAAACGGACCCATATGGGTCCCGGATAGGCGATAACATAACACCAGTTATCGCGC